ATGAGTTACGATCCAGAATTGGAGGCCCTGCTCTCCCAACCGTTGAGCGAGGGGGCCTGCCGGGGCTATGTAATCTCCGCGATGGAACGGTGCGGCTTCGATCCCACGGACATTGAACAGGTGATGCTGGAGCTCCACGAGGTTTTTGACTACACCACCCCGGAGGAGGCTCAGGCTTACTATGAGCGGAGCCCCTATTGACTTCTGGACACTTTGTCCAGAGGTACGAAAAGCACAAGGCCAGTCCTTTTGTGGCGCTGGTCTTGTGCTTTTTCTCATAGGACAAACTGAAACTTGCATAGTAATGTTGGGAAGGAGGCGTATGTTCTATGAACAGTCTAAATATCGCGGCGCTTTCCTGCGTCGATATTCAAAAGATGAACAAAGGCGAACTAACCGATATAAGCAGTATGAAACTTGATCCGAGCGTCCCCCAGGAACTTCGGGCGGCCTATATGCTGAAAGAAATGGGCAACCCGTATTGTTTCCGTGTGGGCGATCTCGGTGTAAAAGTGGAGTTTCTGGACAACGCCCCGCCCTTGCAGGATGCCCTTTCTGATTTCTTCCAGCGCAAAAAAAGCGGGCTGTGATCCTCTCCCCTATCTTCTGGACACTTTGTCCAGAGGTGGAGTCATCCTTGATGGGGGCTCCGAACAGAGTTACAATATATATGTAATGTGATAGGGAAGGAGGCTATCATGGCACGGAGAAGCCGGGCTATTGTTGAAACTGCAAGACCAAAATACAGGGTATGGAGAATTGCAATCTATATCCGCCTTTCCAAAGAAGATATGCGTTGTCTTGACGAGTCCGAAAGTGTTACAAACCAGCGGCAGATTATTGAAGATCATATTGCCGGGTTTAACGATGGGGACGAATACATCATTGTTGACGAATATGTGGATGACGGTATCTCAGGCACAACCGATGACGAGCGCGAGGACTTCCAAAGGATGCTGTCCGATATTAAGCGGGGGCGTGTAAACTGCGTGATTGTGAAAGACCTTGCACGTTCTTTCCGAAATTACAGTGACCAGGGCTATTATCTGGATGACTGGTTCCCCCGGTACAATGTCCGTTTTATCTCATTGTACCATCAACCGCTGGACAGCTACAAGGAGCCGCAGAATATGCGGAGTATCGCTGTTCCGATCCAGGGCGTTCTCAATGAAAATCACTGTGCAGAAACCTCTGACAAGGTGCGCGAGGTGTTTGATATGAAACGCCGTAACGGTGAGCATATTGGCTCCTTTGCCGCTTATGGCTACGTCAAAGACCCAAACGACAAAAACGCGCTTGTGATTGACGAGGAGGCCGCCGCTGTTGTCCGGGATATTTACAATATGTTCCTGGACGGCATGAGCAAAAACGCCATTGTCCGCTATCTGAACGAACACGGGATATTAAGCCCCGCCGCCTACAAGCGGGAACGCCTGGGGCTGAAATATCAAAATCCCAGCGTTGATCCTGCAAAGCCGCCCTTGTGGTGTGCGATGTCTGTGACTACCATATTAAAAAACCGTATGTACTGCGGGGATATGGTGCAGGGCCGTTACCGCATGAAAAGCTACAAGGTACACGTTCAAGAAGTTGTCCCGGAGGACGAGTGGTATATCGTTGAAAACACCCACGAGGCAATCATTGACCGGGAAACCTTTGAAAAAGTACAGCGGCTTCTTATTCGGGACACCCGGACGGGGCCCCAGCAGAAAAAGCTCTATCTGTTCAGCGGCTTTTTGAAATGCGCGGACTGTGGCAAGGCTATGACCCGGAGCAAGGTCGGGAATGTGGTGTATTACTATTGCCGTACCTATAAAGACCAGTCGAAAACGGCTTGCACAAAACACACCATCAAGCATGACCGCCTGGAGGCTGCTGTCCTCTATGCAATTCAACAACAGGTTTATCTGGCTGTCGATTACACAAAGACCATTGAACGGATCAACCGGGCTCCACTGGTAAAAAGCCAGTCCAAAAAATTGATGGATGCCATTGAACAAAAGGAACGGGAACTTTCTAAAATCACCCGTTACAAACAAGCGATTTACCAGGACTGGAAAGACGGTGAAATTTCCCATTCCGATTATCGGCACATGAAAGAGGACTATGAACGGCAAGCCGAGGCTCTGGAGGAAGTCATTGGAAAGCTCCGGGCGGAACAGGCAGAACTGGAAAACGGCATTGACACCGAAAACCCGTTTTTAGCCGCGTTCCGGCAATATCAGAACATCGACAAGCTGACAAGGGACATTTTGATTGAATTAGTAGACCATATCAAGATACACGAGGGCGGCTATATCAGCATTGTATTTCGTTTCGCTGATGAGCTCCGCCGTATTCAAGAGTTTATCGAGGTCAATACCCATAACGAGGCGGTTTAATCGAAACCGCATTTTTACAGACAGTCACCTTTCCTAAATAAAGCGCCCCGGTGGGGCCTGCAGGTCCTGTTGGCCCAGCTGGACCCTGTGGTCCCTGTGCTCCTGTAGCACCCTTTGCGCCTGCTGCCCCTGCGTCACCTTTAGGACCCTTAACGCTGCATAAATAAATCCATTTAGCGGCACTTGCTGCTCCCGCAACGGTACATTTGTATACATAACCCGTACTTGTGTTAAGATATAAATCATTTACACGGGCGCTTGATACCCCGCTACCGCTGAACACGGTAGCTGTTGTAGAAGTCCCTGTAATTCCAGTTCCTGTGTACCATAAACTTCCTGGAGTACCTGCTGCGCCCTGAGGTCCTGTTGGCCCCTGTGCACCTTTTTCTCCTGCAGGTCCCTGTGGTCCTGTGGCTCCTGCCGGCCCCTGTGCACCTGCAGGTCCGGTTGCTCCTTTTTGACCTTGTGGACCTGTAGCTCCTGCTGGCCCCTTCAATGTCCCGTTATCCAACTTATCCTGAAATGTCTGCCCATCCGCAAAATATACTAATTCTGCAATTGTCTGGACATCCGCATCCCCCATTAAAGTCCCATCATCATCATACAACTGAACCCTTACTTTATAATTTGCCATGTTATCCTCCTAATTTAACAATCTGTATCCAACCGTAGGGCTGGCTTTTATTTCTGTTGTTCCTGGTGTTATTGCTTTATCATTCACAATAAAATAAAACGTATTTGCCGTTCTTTCACTCACTGGAATATTTTCCTCTGTGACTACAATACGGGAATACCCTTCTTTTTCCAAGTCGGATATCATTTTTTTTACTTCGGCTTCCTGTTCTGCGAAAAATTGGTCAAATTCATGTTTATATTTCTCATTTTGCTCTGTGATTGCGTTCCACAGAGTTTCAATCTTAATAATCTCTCGCAAATCCCGGAAACTGCTTATACCATCAACACGCTTTATGTATTGGCACCAGGGCATCTGATACAGCATTCCCCCATTATCCAAGTCTTCCTGGGTTACTGCCGGATACCCTTTTTCATCCAACAGAACCCGAAAATATCCCTGCTTAAAATCGCTTGGTGTATTGGTTTTTGTAAGGTCTACCTCGAATACCACCTTGCAATATACCTGTCCGCTGATTACGCTCGGGGAAGGAATTGTTTCTACTCCAACTACCTGTACCCATCGTCCGCATACTACAAAATATCCTTTCTGCACATACACATTGTTTTCAGCTGTACTAATTCCGCACCCCTTCGTCACCCCATTTGCCTTGTTCAAAAAAGTATTTTGGAAATGAGCAAAGTCAGCGCTGGTATTAAGCTGTTCTGCAAATGTTATACCTCTGATCACTTTTCAAACCTCCTTAGTTTCTCTATCAGTGTAACCTGCAGGTTTCCCAGCACCACCTGATACAGATTAGAACTGCTGCTCCGCATTAATCCAGTTATCATAGATTTCCTTATCCCTGCTTTTGTCCTTACCTTGCATTGCTTTCCAAGATACAGTTCTTCTACTGGATAAAGTTTTGATGGGATTATATTAAAAGTAATTTTATGGTTATATGAATTTGATGCAAAAGCGTCATATACTGCCTGCAGCATCTCCTGTTCCGTTTCTGTTTCCACATACAGACTGTCGATGGATCCTTTTGCCCGATTCGGATCATTTTTATTTTCTGATATTGTCCTGTCTGCCAGAAGGAAAAAATTCCGTTCGTGTATTGGCCCTATTACGGTGTTTCCTTCTTCATCCTCTGTATCCGGTATCTTCCATTTTACTTTAAGTTTTGACAGTACAGTCACTTCGTATGTTTCGTTATAATCCGTTATGTCTGACACATCAGTAGCTATATTCATAGGCGTATTTACTTTCTTGTATATCCGAATCAGCAGGTTCCCTCCGCTGAATTCAAAGTCGGTGAATATTCCATAATACTGCTTGCAGTTCCCCAGAAAGGTTTTCATATTATAGATTCCGTTATCCGTATCAACTCGTTTGGCTAATTTTGTATGTGTTTCAACTAAAATCTGAATAAATCCTTTATCTGTCATTTCATCCCCGGAGGATATAAAATTTTCCATTATTTCCCCCGCAATAAAGTCCTCTATTCCCTGAGATGCGATAATCCCATCATTCCCGCAAAAAATTTTCCGGTCGAACAATGTTTCCTTCTGTCTTAGATTTATGGTGTAGCTCATAGTCTGGCTACCATTATCGCAAGTATCACAGATTCCAATAAAAAACACCTGGTTATCATCATTTTTGAGGAGCACAAAGTCATCATCCGTAATATTGGGCTGCCTTGATGCTTCCAGGCTTCCTTTATTGGTATAGTCAATATCTTCGTTCAATGTATAGCTGTTGAATTGTATAATATCCTTAATGGATAAATCCATACTGTCCAAAATATAAGCAACCATAGATACCTCCTACTATACCGTTTTAAAGAACTGGTATATCTGCATTACCGTTTTATTAGTAACCCCCGTAGTACTGGTAAAACGCACAAGGCATTCCCCAACTGGCAGCTTAAAAAAGTTCGCGTTATTAATATCGAGGGTTGATGCAATATTTTCCTGCCTTCCGTCCGCATATACCTTATAACAATACAAATCTCCATCTAATGAGCTGTATAATATACGCTCCCCTTCCTGTAAAATCACATCAAATTGAACTTTGGACATGACTGCTCCATTAACTACTATCTCAATCACTGGATTCTCAGTGTACCCAAAAATTTCAGCAGTAAAAGAAGCAGGAACGTGCCCTTTATTATCAAAAATTACTGTACGCTCACTGTAATCGTTAAATCGGGCCGGCCAGCGGAAGTCAAATCTAAGCTCTCCCTCGCTCCGTTCAATAACGAACTTATCCTCTTTATTAATGTAGAATAGACTTCTACACTTAAAGGATACGGTGCAGGATAACGCTCCTTTCCCTATTTCTCCCTTTTCTATGGATACCATATCTACATCACGGAAGTACTCACCGGTAAGAGGAGCATATACAATTCTAAGTTTTTGTGCCGCATTTACAAAATCCACATATTTTTCATAACTTTCATACGGATTTCTCCCACCAAATACAAGCGTACCTTTTATTTCTGCCTGATTGGTATTCATATAACTGTTAAGATAGCTATTCCCGATATTCACATAATTTGCTGTCATATTGTACCCCAGCCCGGAAGGGGATGTCAGGAACCCAACATCCGGGCTGTTCAAATCAAGTCTTACACCATACTCATTTTCCAGAAAGAATTTACGCATTATAACCTCTTTCCAAGCTGTTCATTCACTTCATCAACCAACAGCTTATTTCCGACAGTAACAACATTATGATTAACGAACATCGGCTGCATGACAGCGGTTCCATCCATACCAACGGTAAGTGCCATATCGGCAGTTAATGCTTTCAGCTGGTCCTGTATCCTCCACATATTTGCCCTGATGCCTGCTGCCATTCCCTTCATCATATCCGGCATCCATTTTTCATATTCTCTGAGCGGGCCTTCGTCCGGTCGTGAAAAATGAAGGAAGGAACGGATTTTATCAGCCACACTTTCCACAGCATCCTGAACGGCTCCTATCATACTCCGTATGCCATCCACCAGTCCTTGGATCATGTCTTTTCCCCACTGTAGGAATTTATCAGGCAGGCTGGTAATGAATTCGATAGCTTTATTTAATCCTTCCGTAATTGCATCAACTACTTTTATTACTGTGGTTTCCACACCAACTTTCATTTTTGTGAACATGTCCACAGCAATCTTTTTCAATTTCTCCGGCAGCAACCGCAGCCATTCAATGACACTATTCCAGGCTTTCTTTATGCTGTTAGAAATATTGGTACAGAAAGTATTTACAGTTGTTAAAATGGATGTCCAAGCCGTCAAAAAAATACCCTTAAGCGCTTCAAAAACTCCTGAAAAATATAACTTTATTCCTTCCCATATAGTCTGTATCGCCAGTAATATATTGGTCCATATCATGTCCATATCCAGTTTTAACTGGTCGAAATTTCCCGTAACTAAATCGCAGATGAAAAGGACGGGTGCCATTACAATATTCTTAATCAGCTCCCATGCGCCAGTGAGGATTAGTTTAATTCCCTCCATTGCCGTCATAATCCCATCCTTTGCAGCATTCCAGAGAGTCATGATATTTTTTATTGTGGGTGACAAGATACCTATAATTACCGTTTTTATTGTCTCCCAAGCCTGAGATACGGTCTCTTTTACCGTCTCCCATAAATTGTTCCACCATGTCGGTATGTCCCTGAAAAAGTCTATAACAGCGTTCCATGCACCTGGAATAGATACGGTAAAAAAAAGCACCAGCGATTCTACCACCGCTGCTGCTGTCTGCTTAATATTCTCCCATAACGATATCCAAAAATTTCTGAATCCTTCACAATTATTCCATAGAAATGTAAATGCCGCCGTTAAAGCAGCTATGACCGCAATTGCGATTCCAACAGGCCCTGTCAAAGCAGCAAAAGCACCTTTAATGACTCCCAACAATGGTCCCAATGATGATGCAAGGCTCATTAATGCGCCTATCCCAGTAGCAATTTTCCCGATAATAATCAATACCGGACCTACGGCGGCCAATACCAAGGCAATAACCATAATCAGTTTTTTCTGCGTTTCTGATAATCCATTTAACCAGTCTACAATGCCCTGTATATGGGTTACAACCTCCCGTATAACCGGCATAAGCATATCCCCGAAACTGATTGCCAGTTCCTGTAGCTGGCTTTTAAGTATAGTTATTTGCCCGTTCAAGTTGTCCTGCATAGTATCCGCCATGCTTTCTGATGTCCCGTCACATTTCTCAATAGCCGTACTCAGTTTTTCAATGTCGGCCGGTGCAGCCTGCATGACGGCCAGGAATCCGCTCATTGCGTTTTTACCAACAATATTTTCGGCATTGCTCGCCGCTTCCGCTTCCGTCATCTTAGAAAAGCAAAAACGCAGATCAGTAAGAATATCCCCTAACTCCCTCATTGAACCATCCGCATTTGTTGTTGATACTTCCATTATCCCCATAGAATCCGATGAAAGTTTTACATTTCCTGCCAGACTTGTAAGCATGGTACGCAGTGATGTACCTGCCTGTGAAGCTTTGATACCTGAATTTGCCATCAGGCCTATGGCTTCCGCAACATCCTCCACAGAAAAACCCAGCGCACCGGCAACCGGTGCCGCATATTTAAAAGTTTCACCCATCATCGAGACATTAGTATTTGCATTGCTGGATGCCGCCGCCAGAACATCTGCAAAATGCCCGGAGTCAGCCGCAGTCAACCCAAACGCAGTCAGAGCGTCCGTCACTATATCAGATGTGGCCGCTAAATCTTCCCCGGAAGCTGCCGCAAGGTTCATAATCCCTTCAATTCCGTCCAGCATATCCCCGGTTTTCCATCCGGCCATAGCCATATACTGGAATGCATCGGCAGCTTCAGAAGCACTGAATTTTGTTTTTGCACCCATCTCCCGTGCTTTTTCCCGGAGCTGGTCAAATTCATTCCCCGTTGCTCCGCTGATTGCAGATACTTTTGACATTGATTCATCAAAATCTGCTACGGTTACAACAGCTGCAGTTCCCAAACCAGTAATTGCCGCAGTTACGGGTAATAATTTTTTTCCGGCATCTTCTACTTTTCCTCCAAACTCCTGTACTTTGTCCCCGGCAAGGCTTATCTGCTGTAGAACGGTATTTGATTTTTCTGCCTGAGATTCTAGTGCTTTTAGTTTCTGCTCGGTTTCAACTATTTCCCTTTGTAATCCATCGTACTGTTCTTGGCTTATCTTCCCCTCTGCAAACTGCTGCTGTGCTTGTTTTTCTGCATCTTTGAGTGTGGCAAGCTTGTCTTTCGTCTCAGAAACGGCTTGAGCCAGAAGTTTCTGCTTCTGGCTCAATAACTCGGTATTTGAAGGATCTAATTTCAGGAGACGTTCCACATCCTTCAACTGGTCCTGTGTGCTTTTAATATTTTTATTGGTATCCTTGAGAGCCTTATCTAATCCGGTGGTATCTCCGCCGATCTCAATGGTTATACCCTTAATTCTTCCGTTCCCCATTTTGCCCTCCTAAAACCGGTCAAAATCTTCTTGTTGTGCCATCTGAGGATATTTAAAATCATCATTAATGCTCTCCGTGTACATATCAAGCACCAGTCCAATTGACAGCAGGTCCAGGTCCCGGATTGCAATTCCCAGTTGGGAAGCCCGAAGCATAAACAACGGTGTTGTCATTTCCCGACTTGTCGGCTTTTGTTTTTTTTTGCTTCACTGTCCTGCTTCATATTTAGCCCCCACAGTTCAAGCAGCTGTGGAAGCACGCTGTAAATAGAGAACACATTAAACTGTTCCAGCCATTCTTCCGGCGTATCCGGCTGGGAAGGATCGGCATGTTTCGCCATTATATAGGCGACATTCTCAAACAGTTCAAGGTCTTCAATTTCAAGCCCCGATTCCTCTTTATCCGACTGGTCTACCGACTCCTTGAGACGACTCAAATCCTTGAAAATATCCCGGTGAAAGGTTGCCCTGTATAATCTGGGTACGGTTGCTGATGCACGGAATGGTATCATTTTCCCATCTACTTCAATATCTTTTTTAATCATAATTTTCCCCTTACACGCCAGGTGCAGCCTCTTCTGTCGGCACATAAACAGTTTTGTACCATCCGTCATAAGTCTGCGGATCTGTTTCATCACTAGTTTTTGCCTTAATCTGTCCATTAGGAAGCGCTGTGGCAGAAATCGTCAGAGTTTCTGTTGTCGGTTCTACGGTATCTTCTTTCGTTTCTGATTCAATGCTAGGCCGCGTTGCTGCACAGTTATAGAGCACATGCCTGATTGCCTTTTGATCACCGTCAAACTCAAATAGTAGTGCAAATGATTTCTGCACCGCATCGGCATTTTCAATCAGCACTTTTTTGCTGTCCAGCGTTTCTCCCAATACATCGGTTCGGAAGGATTCCGGCAGTAATGCTACTTCCAAATCTCCCTCATAGCCGTTGTTGCTCGCCGTCTTGTAAAAGACAATTCCGTCTGCATAAAACGGGCTGATTTCTCCTTGTGCATCCAGAGCAATACTTACAGATCCCTTAATTGGCACTGGCGTGCCGAATGTAATTTCGCCATCCACACCTTCCGTTTGTACTGCGTAATGCGTGTTTTTAAGATTGTACTTAACCTTATTCTTTGCCACTGATTAATACCTCCATCTCATAGAGCACCTCATACATTTTTTCAGATTCAAGGTAACTCTCTGTTTTTTCATAAAAGAAACCATGCTCAGTGAGCACGGCTTCAACTTTAGCTTCAATATCCGGATCCTTTTTGTTTGTATATAACTCTATGTCCAATATGTTTACTGCCTGGTATACAATACCATCTGCAGAAAAATTATTGCTTTCTGGATATAGATACACCAAAAAAGGAGGCTCCGGTGATTCCCCCTCTTCAAAGTGATGGTAAGCTGCCGGAATATCTGCTTCTTTTACCATCTGCAACACATCTTCCATTGTCATCTTGACAGCCTCACTTTCAGCCTTTTTTCGTATTCTTTTACCGCCTGCTGTTCGGCGGGGGCAATATGTGGTATTCCGGCCACCCTACCTCCACCTCTTTTTGCATGGCCTTTTTCAAGCAGATGCGTGAGTCCCGGCTTTTTTCGGTTATATACCCGTATTCCGATAGATGATGCCTTTTCGCGTTCAATGGACGATGTCCATCCCGTATTATAATGCCCCTTACGGCTTCCATACCCCTTAGGGGATGTCTTTTTCAGTTCTTCGACCGTTTCTTTGGCTACTGCTTTCGCTTCTTCCTTCATGTCCTCCGACACATCTTCTGCATATTCTTGCATCAATTTTGTGATTTCAGAAGCAAGAGCGCCTATTTTTATTCCCACATAGCATCACTCCTTTGCTGTAGCCCTGATTTTAATTGTTTTATTTTTATACTGAACATTATCAATACTGGTGATATCATACTCCCGGCCGCAATGCACTATCCTGTACCCCTTAGTGTTCATGGCTCCAAGAAGTGGATGATACCGCAGCACAAACATGACCGTATTTTGTGATTGAGTTTGTGCGGCTTCCCAATACTCCGAACCGGAAAGATTATTCATGTATGCATATCCCTTATAGTATTCGCTCCATACAGACAGTCGGTTTCCAATTCCATCCTCTGTAAAACTGCTCTTTTCAATTCTTACCGGCTCCCGGTATGCCCCAGCATTCATCCTATCCCCCCTATAACAGATTTACGCAGTACATCCCCAGAATGGTATCCACCACCCGGTTAACATTGCCCTTATCTACGGTCATCTGTCGGTTATCGTACATATCAGATATGATGACAAGGACAGCAATCGTAATATCCTCATGTACGTCAATCGCGGCATCATCCAGTCCAGTATAACCCTTCACATACTCCATAGCCGCCTTTTGAAGGATGACAAGATACTGCCTGTCATCCTCCGTCAAATAGGCCTCATCTTCTCGTATTTGCCTGCATATGTCACTCAGCGTTATCTCGCTTACCTTCATAAACCTTCTCCCTATGCGGAGGCCTTCATTGATACCGTGACCAACTTCTGATTGTCAGTGACCTTGGCATCGAACTCAAACCATGACACGATGCCAACCGCATGCTGAGTCGCATATTTCTCCAGAAGGACCTGGATTTCCACATTCTCCCGCATATTTACAGACAGCCCCGTCATGTCCCCATAAAGTACAGCCTTCTTTCCCGCCTCCATCTTAGGCATGTTATCAGATACAAATACCGGCTTCCCCAGCAGTCTGTATGGGAATTCACTAGTGAAGTCATCCTGCAACAAATAGCGGTTATTGCCATCCTTAAGCTTTCGGAAAGCCGTGAATGTATCCGGATGCATAATCCAGCAGGCATTTGTCTGGTAGGCCTGTTTGATGGAAGCCTGTGTGCTAATCAGTTCGTCAGCAGTTATGGCGATTGCGGAAGCCGCCGTCACGATGTTGGTTGTGGAAAGGGCGCCCTGTGCCTTGCCCGACGTACCAATCAGCAGTTCCTTCTCAATGAATTCCGCAATTGCCTTGGACATCTCTGTAATAATGAAACTCACAACATCAACCTGCGCATTGTTTGCAACAGATTTTCCAATCAGCGTGAGTGCGCCGGCCAGATATCCGGACAGGTCAATACTTGTGAATTTCCCGGAATCTGCTGTGATGTCCGTGAATTCCTCCTGGTACCCAACGGCAATGTCATGGTTTGCATTGGCCTTTCCCCACACCGGCACCTTCAAAGTGCCTTTCACGTTGTAAATGGTTGCCCGGCTGTAAATCGGGCAGATGTCCTTAACCGCTGTAATAATCCGGTTCGCAATTGTCGTGGGGATGACGGCTCCGTTATTCCCCATCGTCATGTTCTGTTCCCCAGCCCTGACCTCAAGGCATGTGGCTCCACATTCCCGGCGTATATAATTCGCAAAGGCCCTCTCCTCCAGTTCCTCCTGTTTCAATTCCTCATGTTTCTCCGTACTGATGACATTCAGTTTCAGGTCCCTGGCGCGCTCCAGCTTCTCAATGGTGCCGTCCAGGGCCTTCACCTGTTTATCCAGGTCATCAAACTTCTGGTCCTCTTCTGGGCTGAATGCCCTCTGTTCCATCTCTACGGTAGCTGTCAGGTCTTTCATCTGCTGGACCAGGTCGGCCCGCTGCTCTGTAAGAGACTTTAAGTCCTCCGCACGATACTGCATGTACTGCCTTACAACCGTTTTCTTTCTCATTCTGCTTTCTCCTTCTCTAATTCCTTGATTCTATTGTGATACTTACTCATATCAATCGTTTTCTTTGCTTCCTTGACTTCCACATAATCCGCGCGGACTTCCAATGGCTCCGGCGTCATGACCATATCTCCCTCTGCCCTTACCTCAACACTGGTGCCCTCGTAGCAAGGCTGTTTTCTCTCATCAATGATGGAAACCTCCACCAGATCCATATCCTCCACATACCGGCGTTCCAGAGCGTCATGGATATCCTCCGTGCTGGCGTCCCGTTCCCTAAACCCAAATGACCAGCCTCTAAGCTTCTTCTTCCTAGCTTTTTCAATAACTTCCGGATCCGTAACCTCTGCCCTGGCATGAAGTCCGATACTGTCCTCATACAGTTCCAGATTCGTGCTTGTGGAACCCAGATTCCTGCTCTTGTCATGGTTTAGGAGCAGCTGCACCTCATTGTGCCTGAGCGCACGCTCAAACACCCCTGGTACAATCTGCTCCACAAAACGCTTCCCGGTCTTACGGTCCCTCATGGGCCGCGAATCCCTGGCCACAGCATTGACATAGCCTTCAATCACCACGCTGTCCGCTCTAATTTCAATTCTCATCTATCTTTTCACCTTCTTTCTGTACCGGCTGTTCAAGTCCACCGGTCTGGTTCATATTCGGCATGTAAAACTGTTTCGTCTCCGGATCATACAGCACATCCTGCAGGCCCAGGCGGACAAAATCCAGTCCCAGCGGCGGCAGGTTCTCCCGCAGGCGTATCTCATCAATCTGCATGAATCCGTTCTTGCTGGCGGTCTCATAGGCCCTAAACCGCTTTTCAATGTCACCTTTCGTCAGCTCCGATGTGTCCGCGGCAAAATAATAGGACCCCTTCTCTGATTCAAGAAGCAGGTCCCTGTTTAGGGCACATTCAAACTCTTTTAAGATTGGATTCAGGCAGTACTGGACGAAGTTCGTCTTATCCTGCTCTGTAACCCCGCCATTTATCATGGCTGGCGGCATATTGAACAGCTTGCAGATTTCATCACTGTTTGTTTTCTTGTTCTCGTTCAGCTGCAGCTCTACGCTGGTATTGCTGGCTTCCTGGAACTCCAGCCCGTCATTCAGGATGACCACGTTCTCCGTGCTGTTCTGGTACAGGCGACGCCATGCGTCTTTCAGCGCCTTTATCGCCGGTTCTGCCAGTTTCTTGGCTGATTTCACAAATCCTTTCTTGTTACCGCCTGTCTTAACCAGGTTTTTCTTATATTTCAGAGAGTGGTAGGCTACGCTCAGAATCTCACTGTTCTCAGAAATAATACTTTGCCCTGAGCGCCCGTCCTCCGTGTTCCGGAGCACCTTTATGAACTCAAAAGGCCTATATTTCGTCCCTTGAATCATGATATCATAATCCTTAAATATAGGGTCAGAAGTAAACAGGAAGGAAACTTCATTCTCTTTTACGTAGTGCAGAGACCGTATCCGATTCCCCATCCTGTTGATAAAGGCATAACCTCCTTTACCCATCAAGTAATCCCTGGCCAGCGCCCTCTTAAACTGAACTCCATCCATGGTATCCCCGGTATCATCATTTAGCAGCCGGACCCTAGCATCATCCTCAACTGCTTCCAGTTTCCCATCCACCAGCCTATAAAGCCGTATAGGGATGGTGGAAACGGTTTCCGCAATCTTATTCACGCAGGCCGCAAAGGCCGGCACGTTCATGGCCTGGTCCCTGGTCATGTAGTCATCCGACAGACTAGCCCGCAGCAATGCATCCTCATTTGATTCTGTTTCTTTTTTCTCTGGTTCCATGTCTGCCCTCAACCGAAATGGCCACATATGCAATCACTCCTCTCTCTGTTGCGATATAGTAACTAACATACCTGCACTGTAAAACCGCTGTCGTCAAAGAGGATATCCTGCTGGAGCAGGTACACTGAGTTGATAATGCTCACCACTCCATCAACCTTACCCTTGGATTTCTTCTTGTTGACATACCGGTTCATGTTGGTGTCATAGGTACACTTCGCATTCTCAAAATTGGTCTCCAGCAGCCGGTTATCCTCATAATGCCATTTCTGGTTTGCCACCATCTCCGCCAATAACTTGGTGGGAGGATGCAAGGTATCCGAATGCTGCCGTATTTCTACTGTTGTGTAATCCTTATCCCATTTCTGGGCGCTTGACAGAGCATTATATCGGTCATAGCCGATTGACTTAATAACCACGCCCCTGGATTCCTCCAGGCCTTCCACATAGTCCTCAATCACACCATAGTCCACCGTCATATCACCGCAGGCAATGCAGGTTCCCGCGGCAATGGCTGCCCTGTAATCAAACTTCTCAAATTCACTCTTCTCATCAATTCTCCCTTCTGGAATAAATGTCATTACATGGCTCAGTATCTCCCCGTCCTCCTCTGCGGACATAGTGACGGAACAGTTGTCATTCGTCATAGCCAGATCCACGCCGACATATACCTCCCGTCCGCTCCAATCAATACGTTCCACCTTACATGCTTTTACCTGGTCGATAGGAATATAGGTTTCAGTTCCCGCTCCCTGATAAATGATGTTGCAGTGCTTTGTCAGAAAGTTTTCCCGTAGTTTCTCCCGGTTTATGGCGCTTCTGCGTTTTTTCAGCAAATCGTCCCATACATCCGGCAGTTCTAAAGCTAAAGGGTTTCCATGCGCAAGGATATCTTCATCTGTCGCCCAATCTTTTGTGTTATCAGGCTCATACAATAGAGCAAACACGGACTCATCATCGATAAGGCCATCCAGTATCTTTTTGGCATTATCCACCTCATCCTCAAGCGGATTGTCAACCGTGGGGTATTTGGTTGATATGATAAAACCCAACTTATTTTTAATGAGAATCTGACCTGACCGCATGGCTTCCACCGGATAAGAGCTAGGTAGTGCCCCAACCTCATCGGCAATAAACACACTCGGCTCCTTACCATCCATTCTGCTTGTGGAGTAATTAAGGGGTGTGTACTTCGTCTTCGTAGGATTATGCAATATGTAGTCCCGCAGCACCTTGAACTCGTTCTCCTCAAATACTTCTGCGTTGGTCGCCAACAGCGGCTCCAATGCCTCCTTAATCTCACGAGCCAGCGACCCATCCGGCGCCACAGAGAAGAATCGTGAATAGGCTGGCTCCAGGTAAAAGAGCAAAATAAAAAGAACAGCAACAACAAATGTTTTGCCATTCTTCCTGCAAATCTCCAGAACCGCCGTCTGGTACCTGCGCATCCGCTTGTCATTCCGATAGACCGTACAGAGGACCGCCGTTATGAGCAGCCATTGATATCCGGCCAGTGACGAATAGATTGATTTCCCGGCCTTGGGTCCCTTAGCCATCTTGAGCACCTTAAGAATCTTATATATCTTATCCAACAGGCCCTCATTGATGATATATTTCTTGTTCTTCCTCTTGTATATCTTCAAAAAATCAGAACACTGGAGGATTACATATCTCGGTGCCTTAATCTTTCCCCGGCATACCCCCTCAGCATATACAACCGCCGGATGCTTAACCTTCGTCTTCGTCGTCCTCATTGATTAAATCCATGATAGTCTTTTTCTTCTCTCCAGGCTTCACTTTCGCAATAGAGAGCTTTGCCCGGCTCTGAGGGGATAGGCACAACTCATTACAGCACCGGAAGTACTCTTTTGATGCCTCTGCTCTGGCCTGCCGGAATGAATTCTCAAACAAGATGTCTTTATTATCATTGGCTTTCCGGTCCAACTCCTGGATACGGTCTACTGCAATGGCTGTCTGGGCCAGAATAAACAGGTCAAGATTCCCCAAAATATCCGCCTCCTGCAGTTCCTCCATGATGTAGTTGAATATGGACATCTGGGATTCCGTCAGGTACAGCGGAGGCACCAGTTTGTCATTCTTCCCGCGGAGCTTATCTTCAATTTCAATTCGCTGTGCTTCTTCTTCCTTCGTGATTGTGCCCGTTTTCGTCTTTGCTGACTTTGCAGGTCTCGCCATCCTATCACCTTCTTCTGGTCAAAATTTTCATTTCTAAGATTTTGTGTGTTTTGAGGTGGGGCGTCGGTGTCCGCGACACTTCATTTTGCTAAAGTGCATCCCCGGGGGATACCTCCTCATCTGCCTCTTGTTCTTCAATAATTTTTTTTATTATCTCATATGGTATTTGCCCACCTTCTGCCATTTCATGATGCATCCCGCATATTGTCAGCAGGTTATTATCTTCCAGGCGCAGGTCATAATCTGTCTCTATCGGTATAGCATGATGGACTGATAGGTTCTCATAGTTATACTGCCGGTCTGTTCCATAGAGCTTTCGGATACACACCTGGCAAAGGTTCTTGTCACGCCGTCTTATCTGTTCCCGCTTCTCCCTCCATTTCCTGGAGCTGCGGAACTTATCAATATATGTCGGTTTCTTTTGAGACTGTGGTTTCTTTCCACAATCAATTTTAACATCATGAATCCTTCCACAGTATTGACACGATTTAAGCAT